GGTTTTGGATACCCTTCATCATCAAATGGGAAATCCGATCTGTATAAATTTACAAATTGAATCTGTGTGTCAACTGTGAATGCACAATATTGAACACCTTGAAATTGATAGACATTTGATGTGTCATATACAACCACTTCTTCAGCCTTTGAACCTCCCGAAATTTCAGACCAATAAGTGTTGAATCTATCAATATTGATTGGCCCATCAGCTAAATAAATTGTTTCATTAAATTCAATCATAGAGTCGGGAGCTCCGATTAATCTCAATAAGAATTCAATGGATTTTTTAGTACCTTTGGATTTGAATAGATATGCGGAATTGAGAATTAAATTTCTATAAAATTGAAAGTTAAGTTCTGTTGGTGTGTAATCTCTTGAATAACCCGAATAAATTGGGTTTGTACCAACATTGAACATTGAGTTCAAGAAGTTCTCATTTGTGATTTGTGAAACATCTTCACTCCATCCCAAAGTTGTTGCTAAATTGGATAGGAGTTGAGATGGTATATCACTGTTCGGAAGATTATAATGTACTGAATTTATATACGCAAGTCCATCAATAAACCTCTTGAGTTCGTCAAAACTTCTTCCATAAATTTGTAAAACTTTTTCAACTTTTTGATCTTCAGTATCGAAATCTTTGAACGCACCAGTTGTTAAAAATCTTGAGATGAGGTTGGACTTGAACGTGTCCATTTCCTCCGATAAAGCATTTAATCTCTCAAGGTATTGTGTATAGATATTTGTTCTAATATCCAAGTTCCACTGACCATCCAAAGACCATGTTACATACTCGTTACCTGTATAGTTCTGACCATCAGACGTTTGTCTTGGAACTTTAAAAAAGGCAGTATATCTTGGGGTAATTAATCTATTTAAAAGGAATTTTCCGAGTTCATCAAAGTTATCAGAAAAAACCATCTCGGTTTTGGTATCGTTCAATCGAATAACCAAAGAATCAAAGGTGGATGTAACACCCGAAAATGGATTCCCTTCAACAATAAAAGTTATATAACCCGAAGTTAAGTTTTGTGAAGGTGTAAAGTCATTTACAGGATATTCAACACCATTTAAAAACAAAGAATAATTTATAAATGTTGCCGGTAGATTTCTATATTCTGAAACAACCTGTTCTCTTGCCGAAATATTAATTGTTGCATTTTGAGAAAAATCAATATCGAATGGGTTTTTGATTCTACCAACATTGATCTTAAATTCTGTTTCATTACCTACCGCATCATATGAAATATCATATGCCGTATTTGCGGATGTATAATCATAATATAATCCATCCACTTCTAACGCCGCAGGGAAGAAGTTAATCACATGTTGAATTGTCGCCGCAAATCTTTTTTGTAAAGAACCATAAAGTGAATAATTTGTTACTTCAGATAAGTCAAAGTTCGGAACAACACTGAATTCCTTGACGAATATCTTCTTGGCTTCTTCAATACTTTGTATTTGGAGATCCTCCAAAGAAATAGGTTTAGAAAATGACCCAACACTAAATTCTCTGTTAGCTTTTTCTACTATACCTCTTGTAAATTCAAAATTACCTTGAGTTAGACCTCCCCCATCCACCACCTGAAACCCGACCAAATTGTCCGAGAAGGTGGTGTTTCCATTCGCAGGTACTCTGTAATTTCCTGTTGCCATTAACTAATTATTGTGTTGAAGTTTTTACTAAAATCAATGTTATCTCCTCTATTCTGACGAACCTCATAAAGAAGTTCACTAAATTCATTTCTGATTTCAAACAAGTTGTATTGTTTGTAGATATTATTATCTGAATCATAGATTGTGTAAATACCGTCCTCAATAGATTTGGTTTGATTTCCGTAAAGAGCAAGAGCCAAGGTAGATGCGTCGTGTTCTACAAGTTCTATTTCAATTGTTTGAGGATCAAAGAAGGTATTAGTTATGATGATACTTTGATTTGGTTGTCCGATAAATGGAACCGCTGAAGGTTTGTTTGTTGGTGCCGCTGAGGGTGTGAGAGTTAAAAACATAAGGTTTGAACTACCATCAACATATCTATAACGAATCGCCTTTTCTGATGTGTTTGTAAGATTTGTTACAACGGGTTCACAGAAAAAGGATGAGGTTACAATCCTAAAGAAGTTTGGAATTTTTGTTCCATCACTATTCAAATATTCAACTCTAAATCCAACCAACCCTTGATTGATGAACTTATTTCTGAATTGTTGTGGAACATTATTTAAGTCAATTACAATACCATTCACATTTGGTAATGCGGATAACACACCACAATCAGTGATCAAAGTTCTTATTTCAATTGGACGAACAACCAATGTGTAAATACCCAAAGCATTGAACTCTTCGGCTGGAAGTTGTAAATTATAAAGTCCACCAATTACTTCAATATTTGGATTTCCTCCTGTCGCTGTATTATGAAAATACGGAGTTAGAATGGAAGGAGCATTCAACTTTTTTAAGGTGAAATTATTTGTTACATCCCTTGATTCGGTATATAACAAAATGATCTCAACATCTTCGGGTGATACATCCGAAGGTCTTATTGTTCCGTAACTACCTAATGCCATCCTTATTTAATTTAAAATATTTATAACCGTATTTGGATAAGTCCCCAAGATTGTCCACTTCACCGAGCCTTTCAAGTGATTCTAATCCCGAAGCTTTATCTCTTTCAATAAATACATTTGATTGTATTTCCGGTTGACTTACGAACCCAATTAATCTTTCATCTTTGGTTACAAGTGTTGTTTGTAAATTATTTGAGTCTAACCCACTTGAATTTATAAAGAATATCGTCTGTCCGTTGGGGTAATCGTAGTAATCCACACCTTCAATAGTATAAGAAGTATAGAGTGAATTTATAGAGTTAATCTGACCATAAACACCTGAGTTTTTTACCAAAGGTTGTCCAACTGGATATTTGTTACTTCCGTATCTACGGAGTTCATTAATTCTTGATTTTGTTTCACCTGAGATCACAAATGGTGTCACCACAAAATTCGATGAGAATTCTGAAGACGCATTAAAGTTTGAATCTTCAGTGAAGATATATTGTGCGTTTATTGGAATACCCGACCATCTTCCTGAATTTGGAACAAAGTATATCGTACCTGTAGGATTTGGAACGGGGGCGGGATAATATGGTATCTGTATTGTTTTTTCAACTATAGAAGTACCCCACTGGTTTTCTTGTGTTATTTTAACAACATACTTAAGATTTGTGTTTGGATATGTATGACTTAAAACATCGAATGAATTTGTCGTTTCGTTAAATACAAATGTTTCAGTCGTACTTCCATCACCCCAATCAATAATATATGGTGCGTCCTTTAAAAAACTTTTGAATTCAACATCTGAAGTATTTTTCACAAATAAAACATAAGGATTGCCTGAAAAATACATCACAAAGTTGTTTAATACATCTTTTTGCAGGATAAATCCATCAAATTCAGAATAAAAACCCAAGTCTTTTACATTCTTTGTTAAGTAAATCGGGACGGTCATTCCTGTATAATAAGAAGCTCCGTTTGTTCCTCCCGAAAGAACTTCGGTCATACCCGAATAATAACCTATCTGTTCACCATCATAGGTAACATCAAAAACTTTTTGTTTGATAACTTCGGGTGATATTTTGATTTTTCTAAACATTATGAATTAACATATTCATAGAATTTAATTGGACTCATAGTAGTTCCCGCCCTAAAATCATTGTTGAATGAAGATAGAGTATATGTATATTTGTCATAATTGAGGTTAACCTTATAGAAAAAGTTATCCTCAGGATTGAAGTTTGAGTTGTTTCCTGAAATAGATGATTGGGATTTGTTCAAAAATCTAACAAATTCACCCGTCTTACCATTGAAGAATTTTGCACTCATATAAAATTCTGTTAAACCCAACACTTCCACATCCTTCAACCAATAAATGAAATATCCTTCCTTATCACCAATAAAATCCAACTGATAATTTGGTATTCTGACCTCCACTTCGTCACCGTTTTGTAAAGTAACCGGTTCAAACTTCCCTTGTTGGACGGGTAATATAATTGTCAAATAAACTTTTTGAGTTTCTTTGTTTTTTGAATCATAAAGATCTAATTTAAAGAATGAATTTGTGAAAGAATTTGCATAATAATACAACTCGTCGTTGGTAAAATCAGTCGTATATGTATTTTTCCAATATGTTGCGTTACTTCCAACATTTTGTATTGGAACTGCGTTATCAAAAAAGTAAAACTGATAGTTAGTGCTCGTCAGAGATAACCCATATTGTTCGTGAGAAAAACGAGCAATTTCATAATCTTTGGGTGGGTTGATAATCTCTTGAATAATTTCATCAGTATAGACATCCACCATCTGCTGACGACCATACGGATCAAACTTAACCTCCAAAGGAATTGTAAGTTTTTTGGAGATGTTATCTCGTGTTATTTTAAATTTATTGACAGTCATCTGACAGAGGTTGATAAATAACTTGGGTAAAACTTTTATTTGTTCTTCCTTCAGGAATCAATTTAAATATGAAATTTCTGAATACATAATTTGCGTTGTTTGAGAATGGATAATCTACCCCATTTCCATCTTGATCAATAAATCCCGGATCATATAGATCCTTCCAAATCCATTTATTATAGTTTTTGGAGTAATACGCCCAGTATGGTAAGTTATCAATACCTGTTTGACCATTGAAATTTTCAACATACGTTGAAAAACTT